ATGTTCAAACACCTTATGCATGTGGCTCTCTTTCAAGTGCCTGTCTTCCGTATCAAGTCTTGCAATTATCTTGTAGTCACGAAATGGTGAAGATGTCTGATAGCCGTTGCATCTATCGTCTGCATTTACAGCCTTGCCAACCTTGACCCACTCAGGGAAAGCGGGATTAACAATTGCGTAGACCTCACCAAGCGCAGTATTTTCAATCTGGTTATGTGACCAGACATCATCCAGTGACTTGTATCTACCGGGCTTATGAAGTGGGTGTGACGTGGGAATGTACTTGCCATTCACAAACATGCGAACATCATTGTTCTTGTGATACTGGTCAATCCTCTCACGCTTACCTGCTGTCTTTGTACCTTTAGGGCGAATGTACCACCACTCACCATCCTCAAACACAGCTTCTGTTTTCCTAGTTGCTCTCTCTTTCAGCTTTATCATCACTAATCTCCTTCGCTTTTAGTTTCATCCACTCATTATAACAAGGGTGGTTGCGAGGTGGGTTGAACTGTATCCAACCATCACCCCGCTTCCATATTAAACTAGACTTCATTGAAGTAATTATTCAAGATGTCTAGCCTATCTTCATGCGCTGCAATCTTATCCAACTCACACTGCATTGCTTCCATAATATCTGAATGTTCTCCGATACCTGCTGGATTCTCTAGGTAGATACTGATGTTAGCAACGTGCAGTGCAATGTTTGCTTGTGCATGTTTACGAAGTACTTCAATCATTTGTTCCTTCATGTTTTCTCCTTCCTCTTAAATCTGTGCTTAAAGAACACGATTATATTGATGGTGGTGTTGACAGTGATGGCAAATAATAACCACCACTGCCACCAATTAGGCCAGTCTACACCTTCAATCACGCTGCATTCAAGTCCACTACCTCACAAACGCCAGCAGTACATGCCAACTCACGTCCACCTGATGTTGTATCTTCTTTCTCAAACTCTTGAAGACGAGACCAGTTTACACTAACTGGCATCTTTGTCAACATGTTTTCGTACTCATCTTCAGTACAATCTTGATAAGGTGCTTGTGCATATGTGTGGTCACTGAATGGTAGGAAGCTGATGCCTGACACTTCATCGAAGTGTTTGTACACCCAAGCACCTACGTCCATCCACTCATTCTCTTTGACAGAGATGGTTACTGATGGCTTATGTTCACACCAGTAACGCTGGTACATCAGCCACAACTCAAGCTGTTCTAGTGCAGTCATAAGTGTGCGTGTTACAGCACCACGTGGGGATGCCATTGGGAAGCTAAACACTGTAGTAGAGTCAGGCTTCATTACGTCAGGCTCTGCTGGGATACCTTCAGATATAAGAAACTGTGTCAGTGGGTCTTTGTTATCTCCACGTACAGTCCTAATGTAATGTGGGTTGTGCCTTGCATGAATGCCAGACGCACTGTCAACTAACTGTGACACTGTGCCGCTAGGCTTTACGCAAGTAATTGCAGTTGACTGTGGGATGTCTAGCTGTTGGGCCATAGCTGCATTAGTCTCTACTGCCGTGTCACGCAAACTCTCCAAGGTCTGTCCAATGTTCTTGCCAAGGTGTGCTGACGTACCACTAAGCAAGTCACTGTCCATGATACCTGTTAGTGATACACCCAACAGCCGTTCTTCCTCTGTATTCTTCTTCCATATATTCCGTATGTACTTAAAGTCAGTAAGCGTTGACTGGAATGTACCAAGGATTGTAGCCAATCTCACCTTCTCTCGTAGTGTTTGCTGTGTGTCATTAGCACGTGCTACTACCTCTGACAGATTACAAAACTGGTATGGGCGTAAGACTATCTCACTGCAAGGATTGCAACCGAAGTCATGGTCTGTATCACGCCTACCATTCTTAGCAGCCTGTGCTTTCGCAGCCTTACGATTAAAGATACCACGCTCACCTGACTTAGATTCGTACAGAGACACCCATTCACGCATGAATGTACCCATCTCTGGCTTACCCTTGTAGGCTACAGAGTTGTTAGCCAAGGCACGTTGCCCTTCATTCTCCCACCACATACCTGACTTAGCGTGTGCCATCTGGTCATCATTAAGATTAGACAATGAAATCAATGCACTACGGCGTACACCACCGACTACAACAACCTCACCAATCTTACACATGATGTCGTGACATTCAATAGGGAATAGCCTACGTCCTTGTGCTGCCTTGAACTTGTCAATGACGAAGCGGAACAAGTCTTCCAGAGGTGCTGGGCCTGATGCCCTACCACCGAATGTCTTCAGTCGTTCACCTGCAGCACGTACTTCTGACACATCCCACTTAGGTATCTGTCCTGCGTACAGCAACGAAATAAGTTCACGTAGAGACTTAGCCCAGCCCGGACGACTATCGCCAACCTTAATCACTGTGTCTGTCTCGTGCATGTCCTCATTAACCATAGGCAACTTCTCCACGCAGTGTCGCTCCACAGAGAAGCCTACACCTGTGCCACACATCAAGATGTACATAGTCTCATCGAAGGCTCTAGGGCTGTCTACAGGGACGTAAGAACAGTTGTATGCACCTACGTGGCAACGGTCTAGTGCAGGGCCAGATGTCATCAAGGCTCTCATGCTAGGCATGATGTCCTGATTAAGTACTGCTTGCTCTAGTTCGCTACGTAATTCATCCGACAATACGTATTTGCAGGATTCCTTGAGGTGATTAGTCATGTAATCAAAGTATCGTTCTACTGTCTCACCCCATGTCTCACGGCGTTGCTCATCCTCTTTCCATCGTGCATACCGTGATAGCGCGATGAAGTTTTGATAGTCTGTTGGTAATGTATTACTAATCATATCTCACTCCGTTATAGTTCGTATTGTTCTAATATCAGCACCGTCTACGTCATAGAAGTATTCACGGATACCATCCTCAATCTCTTCCCCAACCTGCCCATCAGCAGGTATGGGGTATTCCTCTTCATCAATGTCAATGGTCATAAAGACTTTAACTCTTACCATCTGCCATTACCTCTTCAATCAACTTATCCAAGTACCACTTGGCCTTCTCTAAGTCCTCAAGGGGTTTATCTTTGTAGTCAAAACGCCATAGGTACTTGAGGATATTGCCTTGCAGGTAGTACTTGAAGCCAGTGTTAGTGGCAGCAGAGATAGCATGAATGCACTCAATGCCTGTCTGGTTGTAGTGTGGTGGACTGTTGACCATATCAATTTTGCTACCAATACGGTCTGCTGTAGAAATAATATTCTGCACCATCTCCGTTTTCTCTTCACGAAACTTTTCTTTCATAAACTCTTCATGTCTCATGCGCTACCCCTTGTCTTACTGTTAAAGTTAAGGTGTACTATGTTATCGTCATAGGTTTTCTCTACACCACATTCTTTCTCTAGTTCTACATCAAAACCATCTTCGTTGTCAATCATATTTATCACATATTCATGTACTAATTCACGAAGACTTTCTTCCTGCTCCATGATTGGTACGGTAGCACACACCATCTTAGTAAAGTGCATGACATTACTATAGTCTTCATCACACAAGGGATTGTTTGGGAAGGCCATGATTGCTATGTCTATCTCTCCATTCCATGTACCATCTTCATCAGCGAAGGGTCTTACTCGTATCACAAAGTCTTCGTCTTGTATCCTCTCCATCATTTCTTCTTTGTTCATTTTCTTTTTCTCCTCTTCACTGTTGAGTTTGGGTGACTGATAAAGTCAGGGTGAGTATCCTTACCCTTTTCTTTAAGCCAGTCCTCTGGAATTATTCGGTCATAGTATCTGAATCCATTCTTAATACACCAGTCAGCGTAAGATGATTTTGCCCCCTTACGTATCTTACTACGGCTGTTCTCAAACACAAACCGTATATCTAAGTTAGGATGTTGCTTCTTAACTTCAATATGCTTGCGTCTGTCTGCCGCCATGAACCTGCCTTTTACCTCAACTATAATACCATTGTCAAGTATTATGTCAGGTGTATAGGTACGGTAGGCTAGGTCTTGCCATTCAATCTTAACAGCTTCGTATCTAAACGATATCTTATCTGTCTTTAGCTTTTCTGCTATGGTCAACTCTAGCCCACTACGATACCCGTACTTACGTGCGGCTCTCCATGCCTTATGGTACAACTATATCTCCTATGTAAGCTGTTTTTGGAGGCACCTTGGCCTTGGACATTACGGATGGACGTTCCGTTAGATTATCCCAACAATCAAAACGATAAGAGCAAAACTTGCAACCACTGTTAAGTATTTGATTACCTGTCTCCTTACCTCTAAACTTCTCTGGTACTGGTTGAAAACATCTTTCAAACTTATTCTCCTCTACTGTGTCTACTGTGTTTTGAATCTTAGCTATCTCAGTGTCTAAGTCAAGACCTGATGCTGGTACATATTTGAACTGACCATTGGCCTTGTTTACTACCCACCAACCACCTACCAGTTTTTTAGATGCTTTAGCATAACCTGCAAGTTGACTGACATAACCGAAGCTGTCACCTGCTGCTAATGTTTCATAAGATTCAAACTTGTTATTGTATGACCAATTAGATGCCGATTTAATGTCATCAACAGCGTTGTTAATAACGATGTCATATGTGCCATTAATTTCTTCATTCTCAAGTTCTAAGGTAACGTGTTCAGGCTCTTCGTATTTTACTCCCGCAGATTTCAATAGACCCTTGAAGACAGCCTCAACTATATCCCCAAGCATCATATTCATAATAAACGTAGTTGGTAACGGTAACGCTACCTCTGGCTTGTTTTTTTCGTACCAGAGTTGGCAAGTGGGGCGACCTATGTTGGACATTCTCAACTTAAAGTCGCCCCGCTTTTTACCGCTACCAAACTGTCTCTTTAAAGCATCAGCAACGTCATCAGCTACCTGTTGAATGGTAGCGTCTGACATTTCGGTTTTGCCTTTAACAGCATCTTCCATATACTGATGCAGTGCAAGTTCAGCAGGATGATGCATTACGCCACCATCTCATCATCAATTTCAAGGTCAATGATGTCTTCTACAGCATCAACATCTTCATCTGACATCTTATCAGTAGCTTTTTCTGTCCACTGATTGATGATGTAGTTATTATAGCTATCAACCCATGCCATGAAGTCACCAAACAGTGTCTGGTCTTCCTGAGTGATTTCTATAGTATTGGTAACATCAAGTGATGCAACAGGCACGTAGTACTTCGCACCCGTAGGAATTGTACGTTCATCAGTATTGGCAGTAATGATGTGCTGGATAGGAAGACGCTGCATCTTAGCCAACTGTACAAAGCTATTACCAATCTCCTTGAAGGCTTCACGATTATCAATCTCCCAGATGAATGCGGATGTGATAGGCTCTACAGCCTCACCCTTATCATTGGTAGGGTTAATCATTTCGACTTCACCAAAGACAGCACGTACACGCTTAATGGACTTTAACAAGTCCTGCGTATCTTTAGGCAGTGCTGCCCAATCTTTGATGTAACCTGCTGGCTTACCGCAGTTGAATCCACCAGAGTTATCCTTTAGGTCAATGTCTAGTGTATCAGCCATGATACTCTTTACATACTTGCCCGGATTTTTTGCATCACCTTGAATGAAACGCTTGTGCATGAAGCGTTGCAGGAATGGACGCATCTTGATGCTAGTAGCGTAGATAGGTTCCTTGTCTTGAATTTCCAGCTTGTAGCTACCCCCTTCTACCACCTCAATATTCATCTTCTTACCGTTGACTTCTGCCTCACCCATAATAGGTGTGTGACTAATCTTTAGTCGTGGCAGAGAACCACTACCAGCCGTAGTTTTCTCATTAGCAATACCCATTGCCTTTGCCATAGTAGCATAGTCATCAGTATTAATTGTCGTCAATTGTGTCATATATTGTACTCCTTCCATTTGAGTTTAGAACCGTAGTTATATCATACTACATCTTTTACGTCAAGCCAATTAGGGCCAATTTTTGCTTCTAATAGTAGCGGGACATTAAAATCTATACCCCAACGTGCTGCTATTAGTTCATTCAGTACATCATTAGTCTCCTGTATCACATTGATTACATCTGCTTCTTCATCAGGGTGAACATCAATAACTATACTGTCGTGTACAGAATTTACTATACACGATTTCATACCCTTTAGCAACTCATTAATATGCAATAATGCAATAGGAACAATATCTGCTGTAGCAAATGATTGCACAGGGTAATTCTTTATCTGTGTAAAGTGCGATACACGACCACTTGACTTACGCACTACATCGGGAAAAGCAAACTCACGACCACTAGGCGTAGTTATCTTTTGTGTTTCGATAGCCTCTTTAGCCAGTCGGGAATGCCAATCGGCAACACCTTTGTACTTCTCGTTGAAGTGCGTGTAGTACGCTGCTTCCGCAGTAGTTCTTCCATAGCCTGACGCTCCATACAACGGCGCGAATGTATGAGCCTTCGCATCCTGTCGGCTCGTAGGCTGACCAGCATCGGTAATAACTTTAGCGGTGTATGCGTGTACATCAAACCCATTAGATACTTCTTCAATTGCAACTCCATCCTGTGATAAAAATGCGGCGGCCCGAAACTCTAGCTGTGCCATGTCAGCTTCCATTATTTTACCGCCATCGAATCGTGACACAAATACTTTTTTTACAGGGAACGTGCCGCCACGTGGCATGTTCTGCATGTTAGGGTTAGCACCCGACAAGCGACCTGTCGATGTGCGATGCTGTAGTAGGCTGACATGCAGCATATCATCATGCTTTGTGTAGTTTGCAATACCGTCAACAAAAGATGACAGGTATGTATCTACTGCACTTAGTCGGCGTACCTTAGACAAGAAGTCCACTGCATCGTCCATGCCCTTAGACTTAGCACCTACTTCAAGTAACTGAAGGTTGACCTTGCTCGTACTAAAACCATTGGCACTAGCCCACTTAGCGGTAGGCGGCTTGAACTTGAAGCCAGCATAAGTAGACGTAGGATTAAATAGATACCCTGCGCTACTGCAAGTAGGACATTTGCTCTCTTTAGAAAACGGCTCACCATTCTTTTTTATCTTGCGTATATACCCACTACCTTTGCACTCAGTACATTGTACTGCCTCTGTTCTGTAAAGCCTTTCTGTTCCAGAAGCAATAAGACTGCGGAAATACTCATCGTCCATGTATGGGTCAATTTGACTAGCCCAATACTGTTTGTCCAATACCTTACGACCATAGATAACCCAAGACAATTGCTCTGGGCTGTTGAGGTTGATAGGTGTATCACCCATGACCTTACGCACATGAACCTGTAGATTGTCAATAAGTTGACACTTCTCCTGTTCAAATTCTTGACGCACATCCTCTAGTACGGATAAGTCAACCTTGAAACCACGCTGGTAGATACGTGCTAAACATACTGCTACCTCATTGGTAAGTGTGACGGTAGGCATAAGCATAGCATCGGACTCTGTGTTAAGGCGATACACTAACTTGTCAGACAGTTGCTGTGTAGCACGTAGGTCAGCAGATAGATACTCTGCCAACTCATCGTGTGGTATATCACGAGTAGAGTAACCCTTC